GTAGTACCAGAGAGAAGTACTTGGGCCCCAGTAATGGTCTCACCTCCAGTGGTGTACCCACTCCCCGAAGGAACCTGCCCTGCTGTTGAAACGTTGTACGCGGTCGTGGCTTGGCTCAGATCCGCAGTGGCCGTGTAGAGCGCCATCTTCAGGACATCAGTATCCAGGTCGTGGATACCCAGCCAGGATTCCTGTTTGAACGACGAGCACATACCTTGCAGGATCGGCATTTACTTCACCTCGTTCCGTACCTGCCCACTGCGGTACGCGTCCTGGCGGTTCTTTCCATCACCCAGGTTCTTCAGCAGCACAAACGACTCGTTGAACTGGTTTTGGTACATCGCCATCAAATCCTGCTCGGTCTTCATAAACCGGCCAGCCTCGACCATGACAGCGTTAAACAGCACGCTATCAAAGTTGTCGCCCAGCCATGACGTATTGGCCGTGACGATGCTCTCTGGGTAGTAGAAGTAGTGCAGTTCTGCGGTAAGACCTGCTGACGGTGTCGGACCCAGGATGAACGTCAACTCCGTTGGCAGGTTATAAACCGGGCCAAACAGAGCGTAGTACTTGGGCACATTTTGCGTCGTGGGGTTTGGATACGACTCTCTGATGAAGTTCACATCCTTGTTCAGGAGGTATGTGTAATCTCCACCAGCAGTGGGAAACACCGCCAAACTGAAGACCGACAAGAAGTCTCCGGGCGTGGTCAGGTATTGATTGCCTTGACTCAGCGTGCCCGTGACGTTCTTGCGTAGCGCTGGAAGCTGTACCGTGTTGTAGATCTTCTGCTCTGCCAGCTTCGTGAGCAGCGCAAAGTCAGTAGCCGAGAACGTGTTCTCGGTCGTATCCTCAACAGCGGTCTTCAGTTCTGCGTAGTTCACGCCATCGGTCCCCGGGCCATGAACCCTTTGGTCTGTGCCTTACCGCCGCGCACCTTGATTCCGGAGGTCTTCACAGGCGGGAATTCCTTGGCCCGCACATCACCGATAGACGGGTTCAGATGCTCGACACCCTTGGGGGTGTTGACCGCAGGGGTCGGAACAGGCTTGGCCTTCATGATGGTCTCATCCCTTGGTTTTGCGGCCCACCGGGCCTTGGTTCGCCACACGGGCCATGTTGCGACCCATCTGCTGAGCAGCTTGCGTGGTGACGCCGCCCTTGGCGAGCTTGGCACCGGGGCCGTGGGCTACGCCCGCAGGCTTCTTGGCGTGGGCCCGGAGGGCCTTCATGGTGTCTTTCATCTTCAACTCCTTTGGTCACACGACCGTTACTGTACCAACTTCTCCCCGCCCGACCAAGAGGTTCGGCGTGAGCGGGTCCGTGAAGTCTCTCGCACCGCCGATGGGGTTCCACCCCCACTGCGTGACCAGCATGCCCTCGCCAGGGAAGCCGTCTTGGTTCGGTCCAGTGCCGCTGGTGTTGTCAAGCTGCAGCCCGTTGGTGCCGGACTGATACCACGTATTTGTGTCTGGGCGCGGGTCACGGATGGCCTGGGGGTCACTTACGGGGAACATCCCAAGCTGCAGTTGTGGCTGATCTGGCACCCAGCACTGCGGGCATGCTTTGATTTGTGTCTGCTTGGTCTTGACGACGAGGTTCTTGAGCTTCTTCAGGTCAAAGCGAAACCCACAAACGTCGCAGAAACCGAACGCCTTTGCGCCGTTTGCAAACCTGTTGGCCATGTCAGATCATCCGACCACGAGTCTTGCCGCGCTGCGCGATACCGTCACCACGGTGCGTCTTGGCTTTCACCGAGCCGCCTTTTTTGTATTGTGCTGAGCTAGACGTGTCTTCCTTTGTGGTGTCTGAGGACTCGCCGAGCTTCCTTGGGACAAACTCAACGCCAAAACGGCGGTAGCTGTCGTATTCTGCTTGTGCTACTTTGTCCCGAAAATCTTCTTTTGCCGCATCAGCATCACGTTTCCTAGCCTTCTCAAGCAATTTTTTGTTGCGCTTAGACTCCAATTCGGATCTAAGCTGTTTTAGCTCGCTTGCACTGGCATTTTTGTATTCGTGTTTTTTTAAGTATTCATACATGCCATCCACATAACTCGGACGAACATGGCTACCAATTTGAACCGGCGGAAGTGGTTTTGGAGGACGGGCAAGTACCTTTGACGCGATGTATTCGACTGCTTTTGCTGGGGCTCTAATGGCAGACGCCGGGTTGACAACCAACTCAGGGTACGCGCCTTCAATAGCGTCGCGCCCAGATCTTTGCAAATCTTTCTGGCGGGCCTCTTCCTTGCGCGCTGCTGTTTCGCGCGGAGACATCTCCAGAAAATGCTTTTCGCGGTACGGAGCAGGCATGGTTATCCTCAACCCATGAACATCTGCCGGGGCACGAACCGCACCGCTGCCTTCTCGCGGTCTTCGCTTGATGCGCGATCCCAATCAGCGTCGTACTGCTCCTTCAGCACCGGCAGGCGCTCCATCGCACCGGGGATCTTCAACGCCAGATAGTACGCGAGCCCGCTGACGAGGCACGGCAGGAAGCGGAAGGGGATGTCCTGGGTGTAGGTGCCGCCTGCACCAGCGTCCTGAATCCTTCGCAAGTACCAGTAGACGAACTGATAGACGCCGGTCTGGTCAGGCGTGGGCCACACGACGATCTGGGGCGTCGGGGCTTGGCGGTTGATCCACACCTGAATGGGTCGCGCCTGTTGGAGCTTGTTGGGGATCGAGGAGTAGGTGCTGACGCTGATGCGCGTGATGGTCAGATCGACCTGAGTCGAGACGTTGCCTGCCCCCGTGCGGATGACATGCTCCAAGAGGTCAACGGTGTTCTGCGGCAGGTTGTAGGTGTTGACGCCCTGCGTCAGGTTGATGGTGTCTTGGGCCACCGTCCAGAGGTTCACGCCCCGATTGGCCCAATCTGCGAAGAGCAAGTTCAGGGACCGCCGCGCCGTGCGCAGATCGTAGCCCGTGCGAAGCTCAGATCCGCAGCGTTCAAACGCTTCCTCGACCGCGTCATTGAGGTCGAGGTTGAACGTGGTAGCTCCTGATGTAGTCATCGGAATCTCGCGGTCTTCTGGGCAACGCCCTTGGGCTGCTTCACGAACTGCTTGCCTGCGGCCTTACCAGCACGCTTGGCCCTGGTCGTTGCGGCGTACTCGGCAGGGGACAAAGCGGCAATCGCGGCTTTAGGCAGATACCGTTCCCCCGTCTTGGAAGACGGTTTCCCAGACTTGGTCTGCCATTCTTGGCTTGTCCAGTCCTTCAGGGACTTTTGGGGGGACTTCATTCCTTAGCCATCGCTTTCGCAAACAGCTCTGCATCAATATCTTCATCCGTCATGTACTCTTCAACGCCGCAATCGCATGGGCCGTCGTCATGTACAAAACAAGTCGGAGCGTGTTGTTTACCGTCGTCAATCACGATACCCACCGCCTTTCGCTTTGTACTGCTTGGCAAGCAGTTGCGCCTTACGGGCGCTCCACTGTCCTGCGGCAGTACCTTGCGTTGCCTGTCCTTTGATGGACTCAAAGAGCGTCTTGCGCATCCCGGGCTTGGTGTAGTTACCCGCCTCGTTGACGCGGCTTCCGCCGCCCTTGGCAAACGCCTTGGGCTTCATCAGTTCGGGGCGGATACACCCCATGCCCCTGCTAGTCCGCATCGCGGCCTCCTAGACGAACCTCGTCTTCTTGGTGCGTGTTTCGCACCCGACACCACGGACACTGCCGCCCTTGGCGTAGGTCTTGACCTTGCCGCCACGCTTGAGCCCCGCGCCGTACGTCTTCTCGTAGGCTTTGTCTACCACCGAACGGACGAGGTCGTCGGTGACATCCTCGGGGCGCAGCCGGCGCATCGGGGACTCAACCCTCGACGTCAGCTTCTCCGCCTCAGCAGCACGCTTCGCGGCCTCACGGCGCATCAGTGCACGGACACCCAGGCCAGCGGCCCTACCACCCACACCAAGCGCTCCTAGCGTGTTCAGGACGTTCCGCGTGGTGTCCGACATGCCGCCCATGCCCGTGTCAGCCGGTGCCTTGGCACCGCCGCCCGAAGGGATCTCAGCACGACGAGGCCCCGCGTCCCTGTCGCTTGCCGTCCTGCCTGCGGACGGCCCGCGCCCCGAGCCTTTAGCGGCCCGGGCGGCGATCTCTCGGCTCTGCTCTTCAGCAGTCTTGGTGCTGTACATCTTTCCACTGCGAGGAGGGAACTCAAAGTCTGGCTTGCCAGCGTCTTTAGCCTCCCGGAAGGCTTCTCCAAACGTCTGAGGGCGCGGGATGCCGCCTTCGCGGGCAGATTTGGTGTACCGGGGATCGGTAGCCATTTCAGACCATCCTGCCCTTGGTATGGCCTTTGACTGCGCAACCGTCTGCGCGGGTGACGCCACCCTTGGCGTAGCCCTTGGTCATGCCGCCCTTGGCCTTTTTGGCCGGGGGTTTTGACTTCGGGTAATCCTTCTTGGTCTGCTCAGCAGCTTTGCGCTCAGCAGCTTTGCGCTGTGCCGGAGGCAGCGCGGAGGCTTGGTCGATATCGACCGGGGGCGGACCCATTTCCTTCGTGTACATGGTGTGTCCTTTCAGCAGGCTTTGCCGCCGTAAGCCATCTTCTTGGGCTTGGCGTCCTTCTTCATGA